TACCAAGCAGAAGGACTGCTTCTTGATGAACGACAGATCTGTTGTTGAGGATGTCACTATCGGTGACATGTACTTCGATACTGCTGGCAACCAGGGTTACGCATTCAAGTTTGCTCCTGGCATTGCGATCACATCTAGATCTCCTTATGTACAGCGTGTAACTGTATTCAATAAAGGTAGCAATACTTCTACTGCCGATCCATACGGTTATAATTCTGCAGATTCTGCACCTTCGTCATATAAAGCTGGTGGTGGTGCTTACATTGATGGTTCCGAAGCAGCTGTTGGATCACTCGAAGCAGCATTCCTGTTCAATGAAGTCACATTCATTGTACCGAACAGCAAAGGTCTGATCATGACCAACGGTGCTCGCACTGAGTACCTGAACTGCTTTACCTACTTCGCTGCAGAAGCGATTAAAGGTACATCTGGATCTGTTGGTTTATCTTCTGCTGGCGAAACTAGACTGAGACTGACTGGTATTACAACCGTTGGTGTTGGTAATACAATCACCGTCTTTGACACTGATGGAACAACTGGTGTTGCAACTGCTATCGTTGCTTCTTATGACGGCACTTACTTAGGTGTAACTGGTAAGCAAACCGGTTTTGAACTTCTCAATGCCAGAACTGCTAAAGCTATTACCTTCAACGACGGTGCTCAACTAGACACTACAGTTAAGAAATTTGGCACTGCATCATTAGCACTGGACGGAACAAATGATTCTATCAGTGCTCCTTCTAGCGGTGACCTTGGTTTCGGAACCAATACAGATTTCACGATTGAATTCTGGGCATATGCAAATACAACTGGTCTGACTAGCGCAACTCTCTTCGATTTAAGAGATAACGGTACAGATGCTGAAGGTATTAGTGTTGCATATCGGGCTGCTGGTGAAGTTGATATGCGGGTTGGTACTACAACCGCTATTACTGGATCTGGCGCAGGCATCGCTACAGGCGTCTGGAAGCACTACGCACTCGCTAGAGGCGGTACAAACACTAGATTGTTCGTTGATGGTACTCAGAGAGGCATTAAGACTTCGGACACCACTAACTATGGTGCATCTAAAGGTATCATAATTGGTGCTGACTTTGACGGAGCAACTCAAAATGTTACTGGTTGGATTGACGACTTCAGAATTGAAAGAGGAGTCGCCAAATACACTGCCAACTTTACTGCTCCCACTGTCGCACATACTGGTGACAAGGACACCGTTCTCTTACTCGACTTTGACGGTGCTAGTGGAGTAACCACAACTACTGATAATGTAATCCGCAATCAAGATATTCGTATCACTCAAGCGGGTGGCGGTATCGGAACTGCAACCAAGGTCATTCTTGCTGACTACAGCAAGTTTGGTGCAGACATGCGCTCCGTTGGTTGTGCTGTTGAATATGGTCAGAAGGGTGTCATTGCTGATGGCGATGGCGTAACTTTAAGACTATTTGCTCTCAACTTCAATCATGTTGGTGCTGGCGGTGACTTCTCTAACGATCCTAACCTAGCAATTCAAGCTAATGAAGTTACCGAAATTAATAACGGTGATGTATCATTCGTTAGCATTGACCAAAGAGGAGACTTCAGAGTTGGAGATGCATTCTTCGTTGATCAAGAAAACGGTACGGTATCGTTCTCACAACAAGTAACCAGCCTCCAAGCACTTTCATCTCTTCAGATTACTGACGGAACTAACAGCAGTACTGTTACTCCCACAAGTGGTACATTCGGTAACATCCAGATTGCTGGAAATAATATCGAATCAACCTCTGGAGATATCAACATTGATCCAGCTGGTGCAGGTTCAATCAACATCACTGGTGATGTCAATGTCCTGGGTATCCTGACTGCGACAACCATCCAACTTGATTCTTTCCAGAAGAACGATACTTCTATCGCTCTGGATGACTCAGGTGCTAACGGCACTATCAGATTCAATACTGATAATGTTGAGGGCATGCGCCTTGACGCTAATCAGAAGTTGGGTATCGGCACTGCCGCACCTAGACAGAGACTTGATGTCCTCGACACTGCTAAGTTTGAGAGACTCGATGTAACTGGCGTATCTACCTTTGCTGAGAGAGTTGATTTCAACCTTAGCATCGACGCAGTTGACGCTAAGATCACTGCCGGTGTTGTAACCTCGTTGGTCGGTACATATGCCACCATCACTACGGTTGATATTGAAACATTAGATGCTAAAGATGTCAACATCACTGGTCTTGCGGTAACAGATACTGTTGGTACTGCTGCAACGATCACCACAATTGACGCAGAAGCTCTTGATGCCTTCGATGCCAAACTCACTGGTATTGCTGTTACTAATGCAGTATTCACCGGCATTGTTTCCTTCAAGGATAATGTAAAGGCACACTTTGGTGATAGCAATGATCTGTCCATCTATCATGATGGTAACAACTCATACATTGATGATTCAGGAACTGGTACACTTGCGATCCGTTCTAACCAAATAGAACTTCAAAAGTATACTGGCGAAACTCTCGCTAACTTTACTGCTGATGGTCGTGTTACCCTACACTACAATAATGGTATTAAACTTGAGACGCTAGCAATTGGTGCTAGCGTTCGTGGTGTAACTCAAACTGGAACAATTGATGTTGCTACTGATGCAAACATCCATTCGACTCTAACTGTTGATCAGGGTACAATCCTTACAGGAATTGTAACCAGTTCTGCTGGTGTTGAGGCAATCAACATTAATGTTTCTGGTATTCTTACCACTAACAACTTCAGAGTTACTGGAGTTTCTACGGTCGCAGACATTACAATTGGGGCTGGTTCTTCATCAACAAAAATAAATACTAACAGTGGAGAACTTGTTCTTGATTCTGCTGCTGGTCAGGTAACTGTCCAAGACAATCTGAGCATAATCGGTTACGGTACATTCCGTGACGGTCTATATTACAGATCAGATCAAGGTGGATTAACTGGTATTGGATATAGCGGACCTAACGGTGTCGCATTCTTTGAAGCAGATGGAAGACTAGTTAGTGGTCTTAGTACTGTAGGGTTCTTAACAACCTCTAATTACATGCTAACCACGGATGAAAACAACATTCCAATTTGGTCTAATAGCGTTGATGGAGGTACATTCTGATGGCAAAACCAACTACTAGGCAGGAACTCAAGGATTATGCTCTTAGGCAACTTGGAGCTCCAGTTTTAGAAATAAATGTAGCTGATGAGCAGGTAGATGACACTTTAGATGACGCTCTTCAATTATTTCAAGAGCGTCATTTTGATGGCGTAGAAAGAGTTTATCTCAAGTATAAGGTCACTGCAGATGACATCAAAAGAGGCAGAGCAAGGGGTGCTAGCGAATCTCTTGGTATCACTACTTCTACTACAACATCTGGAGACTTTGAGGAGAATACAAATTATTTGACTGTACCAGATTCAGTTATTGGAATTGAGAAAGTACTTTTGTTTGATTCAAGTTTCATCTCCAACAACATGTTTAGTTTTAAATATCAGTTGTTTTTAAATGATGTAGCTTTCAATCTTGGATATAGTGGTCTTCTCAGTTATGCGATGACTAAAACATATCTTGAAGATATTGACTTTTTAATGACAACAAACAAGCAGATTAGATACAATAAGAGAAATAATCGTTTGTATCTCGATGTCGATTGGGGATCTGTAACGGAAGGAACATATATAATCATTGATTGCCAAAGAATTATGGATCCTGCAAATTATGCAGGTGTTTATAATGATTCTTTTCTTAAAAAGTATTTCACATCTCTTGTTAAGAAGCAGTGGGGTCAAAACCTCATTAAGTTTCAGGGAGTTAAACTTCCAGGAGGTACTGAACTGAATGGTAGACAAATTTATGAGGATGGTGTAATGGAATTGCAACGCATCGAAGATAGGATGCTTTCCACATATGAAGTCCCACCTCTTGATCTTATTGGATAATGGCGTTAAATCCCTTCTTTCTTCAAGGATCTCCTAACGAGCAAAATCTCATTCAGGAGTTAATAGACGAACACCTGAAAATGTTCGGACTTGATTGTTATTATATTCCTAGAAAAATGATTGTCACTGACGATGTGCTCGGAGAAGTGCAATCGTCAAAGTTTAATGATGCATATATTTTAGAAGCTTATCTCAATAACTATGAGGGATATGCTAAAGGTAGTGATATCATGACTAAGTTTGGTATCAATCTTCAGAATGAAATTACGCTAACGGTTTCTAGGGAGAGGTATGAAGATTTTATTGCCCCCTTTGTAGTTACTCACAACGCAAAAAACGCCGGTAGTGATATTGTTTTTGGAGAAAGACCTAAAGAAGGAGATCTAATATTTTTCCCATTAGGTGAAAGGTTATTTGAAATTAAGCATGTAGAGTTTGAGAATCCATTTTATCAGTTAGGTAAAAATTATATCTACGAACTTCAATGCGAACTCTATCGCTACGAAGATGATTATGTCGATACTGGAGTTATTAGTATTGATGAAAGAGTGATGCAGGAAGGAGAAACAACAACAGTTATTCTTGCAGGTATTGGATCCACAGCTATTGCTATCGTTGACTCATTTGCTAGCCAAGGCGCATTACAACAAATTTTCTTAAATGATGATGGATATGGTTATACTTCCACACCCTCTGTTAGTATCGAACCCTCTCCTGCTGGTGTTACTTCATCTAGAGCAGGTGCATTCGCATTCACAACAGAAAGATCGGGTCTCTATTCTGTTGATCAAGTAGTTCTACAAAACCCTGGATTTGCATATACAGAGGCACCGGCATTTACATTTGGTGGCCCTGGTGTAGGTGCAGCTGCAACAGCATCTCTTACAAACAGTGGTATCACATCAATCAGAATTACAGATCTTGGCACAAACTATGTAAGTGCTCCAATTATTACGATTCAACATCCATCTAATGTTGCTATCGGAACCACTGGCGTAACAGTCGGTAGTAAAGCAGGACAAATTCAAGCAACTGCAATCTCTATTCTTGATGGAGATAGCATCAATAGAATCTTCTTGACTAACGCTGGTTCTGGATATGAAGCAGCACCCAGTATTTCAATTGGAGATCCCCTTTCCCTTGGAATTGGTACATTCTTCTTCAACGAAAGAGTGGTTGGATCTCTGTCTGGAACCGAAGGATATGTGAGAGAATTCAATGAGACTGACAGAAAGTTAGAAATCTCAATAAATAATGGCATATTCTATCCTGGTGAATTCATTACGGGAACAGCATCTTCAGCCAGGTATCAAGTTCTAAGTCATAGTGGAATTGACACAACAACTAAATCCACTTTCAATGATGAGTTTGAAATTGAGGCAGAAGGTATCCTAGATTTCACTGAAATTAATCCGTTTGGTACATTCTGATGTTAGGCACTTATTTTTATCACGAGATCCTTCGCAAGACGGTTATTGCGTTTGGAACTCTATTCAATGAAGTACACATTCAGAAAGAAGATAAGAATGGGAACACGATCAGTGATATCAAAGTTCCACTAGCGTATGGACCTAGGTCTAAATTTCTAGCAAAAATAGAACAGCAACAAGAGTTGGCAAAGGCTACTGCTATTACTCTCCCAAGAATGTCTTTTGAGATGAATAGTTTATCTTATGATCCATCAAGAAAAACTTCAGTAACAAAAACATTTAAAGCAGTTGACGATAAGGATAGGGTAAAAAAAGTATTTCTACCAGTTCCGTATAATGTTGGGTTTGAACTCAATATTATGACAAAATTAAATGATGATGCTTTACAAATTGTAGAACAAATTTTACCATTCTTTCAGCCATCATTTAATATCACAGTAGATTTAATAAATTCAATTGGAGAAAAAAGAGATATTCCAATTGTATTAGAAAACATTTCATTTACAGACGAATATGAGGGTGATTTCTCTTCACGAAGAGTCTTGACATATACTCTAAATTTTGTCGCTAAGACATATCTCTTCGGTCCTATTGCCGAAAGCACTGATGGACTGATTCGGAAGGTACAGGTTGATTACTATTCTGATACTAATACGCAAACTGCTAAGCGTGAAATGAGATATACTGCTGAACCAGATCCAATCACTGCAGAACCTGGAGATGATTTTGGGTTCAATGAAACTAGTACTTATTTTGATGACGGCAAAGTTTATAGTCCCACCAGACAAGAGGATGTATAATGGATTTCAAACAAATAGACGAATCTTTAAATACATCTAGTGAAACTATTGATGTTACTCCGATTAAAAAACCAAAACCGGAACATTTAACTCAGAATGATATTGATATTGATAAAGATTATAGTTATACCAGAGCTAATTTATATTCTCTGATTGAAAAAGGTCAGGAAGTATTGAATGGTGTGATGGAACTTGCTGAGGAAACACAATCTCCTAGAGCATATGAAGTTGCTGGTCAGTTACTCAAGAATGTTGCCGACAATACTGACAAATTAATGAAGCTGCAAAAAGATATTAAGGATGTAAAGGAAGAAGTAAAAGGTCCTTCAAATGTGACAAACAACGCTATGTTTGTTGGTAGTACTGCAGAGTTACAAAAAATGTTGAAAGAAATGAATAAGAAAAAATGAACGAGTTAGATCCCGAAGAGTGGTATTGTAGCGTCAATATCGGGATCGATGAAGTAAGACTCATGTACTCTCACTTAGAATATTCCCTAAAAATGTGGCCAGGTTCTCCGGCAAGACCAGTACAAGAGCAACAATTTCTTATGGATATGAAAGATAAGTATTTTGCTATGCTAATGGAATATAATTTTTCTGAAAAATAAATAGAAGAGCCATGCTTCCTTTTAATGTCAGAAGAAGTCAAAAAAGATGAACCTAAAAAGAAAGGTCTTCTAGGTAAAATTAAAGAGGCAGCAGATGACAAAGAAGAACAGCTTGCTATTCTGTCTACTTTTGTTAGGCTCGGCATCCTTGTTTGGTCTGGCGGAATACTCACGCTGGCATACATCAAACTTCCACCAGCACTTGGAATTCCTGAACAAAAACTAGATCCGACTTTTATAGCCAGCGTCTTCACCGGAGTTTTAGCTACTTTTGGTGTCCAGGCAGCAAAGAAAGCAGGAGAATCTAGCAGCGGTGGTGGCATCAGTAAAGCAGATATGGAAAGATTGATTGCAGCAGCTGCACAGACTGCACCTGCACAAACTATTCGTATCGAACAAGCACCAATTCAGTTCACCACAAAAGATAGTGAACCACCGGTAAAACCAACCGTATAATATCAGTACCAAATAAATAGTCAGATAAGGCTCTAAACTTTTAGGCATGGCACTTTCATATTCAGAAATTTCGCGATTTTTAGAAGAAGCGAGCAAAACGAAACCTCTTACCGAGGGAAGTTTTACTATTGGTCCAGGGCATGGTGCTGCTAAGAAAGGAAAAAAAATCTATGATAAGGGAAAGGGTTCAACTAATCCCAATGAAAAGGAAACTTTCCTAAACCGTACTGGTCCACAACTTCCTCCTCTAGCTCAAAAGAAACCATCCACACAAATGGCTGGATATCAACCGGAAGGTGAGTTGATTGAGGAGACAGATATGAGATTCTGTCCTAAGTGTGAGAAGATGGAAGTTAGAGAAGAGTGTGCTTATGGTCCTGATTATTGGGATGCATTTGCTATTAAGAATGTCTCCCAGAGAGTAAAAGAAGGTGTTGTTAATGAATTTGTTGGTGGCAAACCTGGAGACGGATATATTGGTCACCCCAATCTAGATATTAAAAACCCATTTGCTAAGAAACAAGTTAAGGGTCCCACTGGCAATCAAGGACTTGCTGGCAAACTTGGTGATAGAAAGATGAGAATTGATAAGATGACTAATCAAATGCTCAATCAATCTGTCGAGCATGAAGGTGAGACTATTGAAGAAAAGTCTGCCGCATGGCAACGCAGTGAAGGTAAGAATAAAAAAGGTGGTCTGAATGAAAAGGGCCGTAAGTCTTATGAGCGTGAGAATCCTGGCAGTGATCTCAAAGCTCCTCAACCTGAGGGCGGTCCTCGTAAGAGATCATTCTGTGCTCGTATGGGTGGTATGAAAGGTGCAATGAAGAAACCTAACGGTGAACCTACCCGTAAGGCTCTAGCACTAAGAAAGTGGAAATGCTGATGAAAACTTTTAAAGAGTTTATGGAACAAACAGTTCCACCAAAATCCAATATTAACATTGTGCCTGGTTCTGGTGATATTCATCGTTCCCGTAATGGTAGAAGAGCTCTTGGTTTCGGGAGAAAAAATAAGGTGTCAGATTTTAATGATAAAAGATATAGAGATAATGAGTTTAATTCTGGACCAGCAAGGGAAACTCTAAAAAAAGCTCCAGCATTCAATGCTCCATCTACAACTATGAGGAGACCAAGACGATTTGAGACCCCAGACCCCAAACGACCAAGTCATTTGATGTAGTGCCTCTAAATAGCCCTATAATGTATCTGTAAGATACCATATAGGATAATTATGTCTGACAAAGAATTCTCAGATTTTAAATTAGAGCGTAAGGAATGTGAAAGGTGTGGAGCAACCTGGATAAATGGACAACATGTCTGGCGTGGCACTGGCGGTTCATCTGCTTCTAGTGAGCTTGACCTTGCTGGTCTTGTTTGTAACAAATTGGGTGACGAGCAGTGCATCAATCCTTTGAAGGGTAAGGATGGTGGACAAACTTGGGAATACCGGATGGGGTATATTGCTGGTGCAATGAAGGAGAAAACAGAAGCAATGGAGAAAATGAGAGATCTTGGAGATGAGTTGGGATTTGAGTTTTGAAGTCCTGATATTTTAATCAATGCCGTCTAAGAAGGTAACTAGATAGTATGGTTAGGAGATACTGAACTACATGAATTATTCTATTAAAGTTAAACTTTCAGACGGCACAGAAGAATCTTTTGAGTGTCCTTCTGACGAATATATTTTAGATGTAGCAGAAGAGAAAGGTATTGATCTTCCATATTCTTGTAGAGCTGGAGCATGCTCTTCATGTGCGGGGAAAATTCTAGAAGGCACAGTCAATCAAGAAGAACAATCTTTTCTAGATGATGATCAAATGGAGGCAGGATTTGCACTTTTATGCGTGTCATATCCCACTTCTGATTGTGTGATCAAAGCGGAGGCAGAAGAAGAAATTTATTAAAATAATTAGTGCCACACAGAATGACTGAAATTAAACCTAGTCACTATGTGACCAAAGAACAATGTCAGGAGATGATCGATGACGCCATTCGTAAACACAATCGTAATGCTGGAATTATCAGTATGTGTGTTGGTTGGGTTGTTCTCGCTCTGTTTGCTGAAGGTCTCCTCAGGCTCATAGGAGTTATAGATCCCCTTTTACCATGGTTAAAAATTACACTGTAAAATTATGAAAGTTGGAATGATTGGTTTGGGTCGTACTGGTGAAGGTATGGCTCGTCGTATGATCGAAAAAGGTATTGAAGTTTGGGGGTATAGTAGCACTAACTATGAGAATGCCTGTGGACAATATGAAGCAGGACATCTTAGTGGATGTGTAACTTCATTAGAGTATCTTGTCCGAGCAGTTAAATCTGATCGTAAACAATATACTAGTGCTGGGAGAATTCCTGGTATCTTTCAAATTACACTTCCAGAAGTAAAGGTAGAAGACACACTTGATGAGTTACTACCTTTACTTGAGGGTGGTGATATCATTATTGATCATAGTAACAGTGACATAACAAAATGCCAGGAGCTTGAGAGGTATTGCTCCAAGTTAGGTATCTCATATATTTTCTCTGGTGTATATGGAGCAAGTTATGCTATTGATGCTTGCTCCAAAATTTTCCAATCGCTATCACCAGGTAATACTATCTAATGCCACATGAATTTGACCCATGCGAAGCACCTGTAGATGGTGAAGTTGATAAGTGGGGTTTCACTATTAAACCCACCATCACTGATGATGAATTAATCCTTAGGTGTGTGAAGAATGCTCCTTGCGGTTGCGACAGAAAACAAGTAATGCGGTTAATCAAAATCTACGAGGAAAAAATTTAATGACTTTATCTGATGTCTTACTTTTCGGATCACTACCATTCATATGTGCCACCATTTATTTCGGGCACAGAAGAGGTGAGAATGTCTATTATGAAAGTGACAAATATGACGGAAACGGAACAGCGCATTAAGATGAGACATGCGTTTGCCATGTCATCATTTGCTAGAATGTTTACACCAAATAGAATAACATGTGAGATGAGATCATTTTGCTTAAAATGGT